GCATCCTGAAACTCTCTTAAGGCGACACCCTTAGTTGGTGGATAAAAAGGGTCTTTATAAATATTCGCTACATTATCAAATAATACTACTACTGGCTTTTCCATCATAAGTTCCTTTGTAATTGCTTTAATTTCGCTTGGAGCACTTTTTGACGTGCGCCAAGCCTTTCCGCTGTGATCTCCTCGCATGATTCAATTCCTTTCAATGCTCTGGAGTATTCTACCTGCTCATAAAGATCAGGATCCTGTTGCTTCAACCGCTTCAAATAATATCTAGGCGGTTTAGCCTTGTGTCCATTAACTATCACATAATCGTTAGGAAATACATCCTTTCTGTATTTATCCAAAAAATTAGCGCCGATACCGGGCTTTAAACTCATCCGATTATACTCTGGACACCTTTCAATAATCTCACCAGTTTCCAAATCAACTGGCGCAAACTTATCTCCCTCTTGGTTCTGTTTTTTCATTACGTAACGTGCAACGTAAGCAGCAGACTCAAAAGTAACATCGCCGACACTACTAAAACCGTGCGTCCATAGGCCTTCCAACTGTGCCGAGCGATAGAGGTCAGAACCGCTGTTAGTTCGTCTAAGTAACTTAAGATCTTCAAAAGCAAAATTGAAAATACAGGCATGATAGTGAGGACGACCACGGTTCGTCCCATACTCACCAGCCATGTAATACCGAATTGGATAAGTGCTTTTACCAGTCCGATCATCAACTAAAGCCTTATGTCCCTTAAACTTTGCTCTCAAACGTTTCATAAATTTCTGAAAGTCTGAATGTCTTAAACTATTCCACGGTGGTGGATCTTCATACGTCAACGTTATGAAACAGTTTTTTTCCCACAATTGGGCTTCGTGCATACACCTCACGGCCCATTGTCGAGACCTCTCTAGCAGACAACCTTCGCAACCACCGCAAGGAAGCGTTAACTCTTGAATTGCGTCCTGTCTTCGCCAAAATACTACCTCGCCTTTTGATGTCCGCCACGCACTAAGCGGGCTAAAACACGGCATTAAAGTCTCCAACCACCTCTCATAGGATTACTACGCAAATTCGCTACCTTAGTCTTGCTCACCTGCTTTCTAAACTGCTTCGCAGATTTACCCTTATTAACTGAATAACGTCGCATCTTATGCTCCTTTAAACAAAATGTTGTCACCTAGCACATATAGAATCAAGTCAAACCATGTGCTACTGACGCGGCCCCTATTCAGGGGCCTTGTCTGCGTTATCCGCGCTTGCCAGCGCTTCTACGCTACTCTTTAACTCGGCAGCCACTTTGGCAGCCTCCTTCTCTTGCTTGCGAATCTCAGCCTGTTCGGCTTCAACCATTGCAAGCAATTTAATCGGATCATTATCAACTGCTTTACGCACTTGTGCAGGCAACTGCATAAACGCCTGATCGGCTTCCAACAACATATTCTGTAAAGCCTGGTAATCCTTCGGAATTACCGTCGCATCAAACTCCTTCCAATTAACTTCATTAACGGGAAGAACGCCATATTTACGGATCATTATGTTTAAATCCGTTTCATCTTTAAAATTTTGCTGAGCCAAAGTCTCATCATCACATACGAGCGCGGTGTTTTTCGACACCTCATCCCGATCATAATTGTAAGCAGTACGTAATTGCATATTTATTGCCTCGTCATCATATCTGCATATATATCTTCGATCGCACGTTGTAACGATCGAAAACCATTCTGCCCATTATCTCGGGCAAATTCCTTACCTTTATCTGCGGCATATTTAAAAATATTCTCCACAGTCTTAACTGGATTGATTACGGCTGATCCAATCGCTTTCGCTCCAGATACCAACTCGCTATCTGCAATCTCAGCAACAACACCGGGCGCATCAAGCGCCTCTGCTAAAAACTTCAATATCGGCATTTTATAAAGTTTATAAGCCTCATCAGTCAGACTTTTTTCAAAACTAACTAACAAACCTTTGGACTCATTATCCAAACCCTTAGCAACTTCATCTAAACCAAGATTCTTAATCTCTTGGTTTATTTTACCAATACTAGCCGCACTTTGTGCGGCACTCGCTCCACGTTGTATCGCTTGACCATAATCTGGAATACTCGCCATAGCACCAGAACCGGACGCAGCCGGACCTAATTTAGCCGCGAGCATGGGATTTAACCCAGCCCGCTTCATATCAGCCATAGCTCGTTGATACCCAGTTCCTGTCTGACTAGCCTGAAACATCATCTGACGATCAGCCGAAGCCTGCGATTGTTTTGCACTAAACAAAC